CTGCATCCCAGGTCGCTTTATCTATGAACGCTGGGTCTACGTTTGCGAACACCGTCAGCAGCTCGAACACCACGTCGACAACCTTCTCGGCGGTGTACTGCTTGCACAGCTGCACCCTGTCGCCTAACGCATGCGACTCTGCTGTCGACCCCTGAACGCCGCGCACACACCCGTTGAACGTCAGCGTGGTCGTTATGTCGGTGGTAGAGGTGTAGGTTATCAGCTCGTCACCGATACGGATCAGGCCGCCACCTGACGGGTACTCGCTGACCGTGTGGCCGCTGATCACAATGCTCGTAACCACGTCATCGATATCCGCATTCAGCTCGCCGAACGTCGGGGCGGGCGCCTGCGCCTTGTCGTCGTCCGCCAGAGTCAACACGTCCTTAGCCCTGAGCGTGACGCGCCCGCTTGAGTCCGGCCCGTTGATCGACTCGATCAGATACGTGCGGCTTTGCATTGCTGCGATCGCCTGTCCGACATACCCGTCGAGTACGCGCACTGTTTTGTTTTGGTAGAACGGATTGCGTGCCAGCCACTTCGCCCAGAACGTCGACCGGTCGGTGGCGATATATGCCCGTTCCTGTTGGTATTTATCGACGACCAGATCGCTGTGCGGGTGATCCATAAACGTAGCGGTCATCACTGAGCGGACACCTATCGCGCCCCGGTCCTTATTGCCGCCGCCTGCGTTGATCACGGTCGGGCTGGTGGACACGCCGACCAGTGACGGGATCAGGTAAACGTCTTTCGGTGCGTTGCTGCGCGGTCTGACAAACCGCAGCGTCTGGACGCCGCTCAGGTCGATGTTCTCCAAGTCCTGGCACGTTTGGATGCCGTTAAAACACTTGTCGTCGCCGGTCACGCCGAGGGCTGCGGTACACGGTGCGATGCTGTACGTCAGCTGGCAGAACGGTTGATCTAGCTCAATGATCTGTATGGGCTCACGGCCCACTGTCTGCGGCGTAGTCATTCGATCCCCTGCGCGCTGAACCCGAACGTGACGTGGTCGAGCGTGCCCGACAGGCTCGGCGCGATGTCATCACTCGTCCACTCATACGCGACGTGGTCGATGTGCTCCAGTATGTTCCACGCTATGAAGAACGGCGCAATGATGGCCGCCTCGACGAACGTCTCGAAGTTGTCTTCATACCACGTGATGTCGATATTCGCCCACTCGTATTGCGCCGTCAGCCCCTGGCGTAGCACCGACCGGCCGAGCCATTGCCCGCCCACTGATTTATTCGGCTTAATGACCGTCTGACGTGATAACACCGCCGGCGTGTGGCCGGAGTAGAACGGGCGCAGCATTTCGAGGATCTGGCCGACGTACACAACTGCGATGGTCGGCGTACCCGATCCGGTGATGGTCAGGCGCACATGGGTAGCCGCAACAGTGGTAAACAGCATCAGGATCGCGCTGTCATCTGTCGGCGTGTTGATTGCGTCAAGTGGGTTCCACACCGCGCCATCGGTGCTGTACTCGGGCGTCACGGTGTTGCCGGTAAGCGAGTGCGATGCCACCCCGATATACCCGATTGACTTAGACGAGCCGAACGCGATAGTGACGGTCGCCGGCAGTACGGTCGGCTTCCACGACTCGAACGTCATCTGGTTTTTGATCGCCACAGCCGGGAAGTCTACCGTTTCGGTGGTCGCCGTCACGGTGCTGTCCGGCGTGAAGTTCTCGTATCCGATGCGGGCGTGATTGAGCGGCGTAGCCACTGCCTGGCCGTACGCTACGCTGTGAACTACGGACATTATGTGAACCTCAATTTAAAGCCGTCATCGACAGCCTCGTTGATCTGTCCGACTAGGTTGCGCACCTGCTCGCCAGTGAACATCCCGCCCTCTAGTGTGATGTTAACCAGCGTCGGATCGGCGGCCTGCTGTTGCTGTTGCGCCGCACCACCGCCCGCCTGAACTGCACCGCCGCCTGCAACTGCACCGCCGCCGCCGCCCCCGCCGAACGTCTGCGACTGGATGGCCTTGATCTGCGCCGACGTAATGGCTACGGATGCCGCCGCCATCGCTGCGCCGAGAGGCGGGCCGCCTATGCCTGCACCCCACTTGAAGGATGCGGTGGCCGCCCCGAATCCGTCCACAATGGCGTTGCTTAGCGTCAGCAGTTTGTTCAGTTTGAATGCTTTTTTACTGTGCTGTGCGGTGGCTTGCAGCGCCGTGGCGAAGCCCGCAGCCATGATGGCGTTCTGCCTACCCGAACTGGAGCGCACGAGTTCTGTGATTGCCGTGGCGCTGTTACGGTAGTCGCCCTGAGCGCCGTCGAGAAAGTCTTTGATGACGTCGCGTCGCTCTTGCAGCTTCTCTTGCTCGATTATCGCGAGTTGCTCCTGGTGCGCCAGCGTCTGCTCAAGCTCAGCGTCGCGGAACTTTCGCACTATGGCGTCGTTCTCTTCTTGCTCAAATTTTACCGTTTCAGCCTGCTTCGTGTCGACTCCGTCAACGGGGCCGGTCGGCGCATCAAGCGCCGCCCCCGCCCCGGCCAGGCTAAACGGTTCAACGACTCCGGCGGTCAGGGCGGGGGCCAGTAGCTCTTTCTTGCGTGCGATCAGTTCGTCGTAACCCGCTTTCAGCTCGACCAGTTCCGCCTTCGCTTCGTCCCGGTCGGCGTAGATGAAGATATTTGGGTTTGCCAGGATCTTGTCCAGCTCAACGCGGCGCTCGATTATGGATTTTAAGCCGTTGTCAATGCCTATCAGACTCTGCTTATTTTCGGCCGCTCTGAACATCTCGAAGAGAAGGGAGAACTTCGTGGATAGGAGGCTGACGCCCTCACTAGCCCCCTCTAAAGCGCTTTTGATCTGATCGTCGAACTCTAGGACGGCGCGGGCAGTACCCGTGCTGATCTGCTGCGCCAACGCGCTGAATCCGCCGGTCAGATCGGCTAGTTTCCCGATCTCTGCTTCAGACAGCACAGCGTTCAGGCGCTCGGCTTCTCGGCCTAGCGCGTTAAACCCGGCGGCGTTGTTGGTGAGTAGCGGCTGCAATAAACTGGCGTCTGACGCTATCGCTTCAAGGAAAAACACCTGCTCGGACATTGACAGATTAGCGGCGTCCAGCGCTTGCTGGAACTTGCCCAGGATCTGCGGGCCGGACAGGTCGCTCATTGCTTCAGCGGTCAGGCCGATTTTAGGCGCGATCAGCTCGAAGAAATCTTTAAGCTCTCCGCCGCCCGTGGCCAGAAAATCGCCTATTTTGTCCTGTGAGTCTTTGAAGATGTCGGCGAGCTTGTCTTGCTCAATGCCGACCGACTTAGCCGCGAATGCCAGCTTTTGGAAATTGACAACATCCACGTTAGATACGCGGGCAAGGTTTTTAACCTCTTTGGCTGCGGTACTTACGGCTGCGGCCAGTACGCCCATAGCGCCTGCCGCCGCGCCCGCCACGACGCCTAACGCCGTTGCGCCCGCCACGGCCGCTCGGGCTGCGCCCCGGAAACGCTTTAGCCGGCCAGACGCCTTATCGATGCCCCGATCGAAATCGCTACTGTCCGCCGTTATCTTTACATGGAGTCCCTGCGCCATTGCTCATCGCCTTGTCGTGCATCGCCTGCATGGCGGCGCGTTCTTTCTTGCTGAATCTCGGCCCCGGTGTCATGGCGTCGATCTTAGCGTTAGCTTGCATTGTGCGGGAGTCGCAGACCAGCCACCACTCACGGGGCGTCATACCCCAGAACTCCGACGGTTGGATGCCCCATAGGCCGACCGCGACGCTGTACGCCTGGCCTATGTTGAGCTTCCCGTCGGTTACGGCTTTTTTATGGCGTCCGCGTCAGGTTCTTCCGCCCCCTGGACCGTCTCAGCCGGACCCGTGCCGAACACCTCCGCGAGGATGAACGACAGCACGGCCTGGATTGACTCGCCGGTCGTTCTGTCCTCCGCCACTGCGTCCATAACGTCCTGCACGGCTACGGGCGCGCCGCCACCTTGCAGCAGGCAAAAATAGACCCAAACGACGTGGGACATCGGGACGTTACCGCTCTCCGCCCCCGCCGCAACGCGGGCGGCCAGAGTGGCGAGCGTCACACGGTCCTCGATGTGCATTAGCACGTCATAGGTCGTGCGGCACCGGTACTCCGCCCCGCCGTAGGTCAGGGTTAACTCGCGCATTACGTCAGAACCACGGTGCCGGAGCTGGTCAGCGTCGTGCTGAAGGTGACTTCGCCCGTGTGCTCGCCGCTCTCTTCGTAGTTGCCGAGCGCAAACGTGCCGGTCAGCTCTGAGCCGTCCGCCCACTCCAGCGTATACACGTCGAGCGTTTCCGCCAATGCGTCTGTCAGGAAGGTACGGGCGGCCAGGTCGACAACGCCCTCGATCGTGATATCGACCGAGCGGCTGCCGACGGTAGCCAGCAACGTGCGCCAGGCGTCGGATTTGTCAGACGATACGTCGATCGGCTCTCGGTTGATCGCCATTGATTTAGTGCGGGCGGTAGCAACCAGCGTGCCGGCTGCTACTGTGCCCTTGAATAGGTTAACTAGTCGTCCTGCTGTTTCAGCCATCGTGCTGTGCTCCGGTTAATTGTGGGTAGTATAACGCTTTACGCCCCTTCCCTAAATAGGGTGCTCACTTCGTCGACCGTTGATGCCCGTCCGAATATCCGAGTCTGGTCAAACGTAGACTGACTGTTTTGGGAGTTGGACCCCGTCACCGCGCCCATCCTGGTGAACTGCACCGCCCCTACCCCGACGAACGAGGGCGTACCGATCAGGACGTTGTTTAGATAGACTGATACCACGGTCCCCGCGCGTGACAGCACTATGTGCTGCTCGCCTCTTGCAGGCGCTGACGCAGGCGCGACAAAAGCCACAGCTACGTCCAGCCCTACCAACACGTTGCCGTCTGTCTGCCTGTAGCTGAGCCGCAGCGAGTCGTCGTTCACCACGTCAGCGAAGACCGTATGGTTGTCCTCGAACGTCTCGTTAGTGTCGTCGACCCATATGGATACCGTGAAGTCAGCGGCCATGACGACGGGGTCGAACACCACAAAACGCGTGGCAACGCCACTGATCGGCGGGTTGCCGTTAAAACTCAAACCGTCGCCGATGACGCTCGGCACTGCCACGGCCCCTGTAATTGTGCCGTCGTTCCCGTTACCGCTTCGGTCGATCAGCGTTGCCGTCGTAATGCCCTCATAGTCCCAGAACGCGAGTAGGTCAGGGTTGCTCGCTTTGAGTAGGGCGGGTATATCTCGCACCAACAGTTCGAGGGTCTGCACGCCGTGGCGAGTCATCCCGTCCGGGTCGCGCTCGCTGGTCTGGTCGACTTGCCGGGTCAGGACGTTCGACCAGCTCGGCAGCGACAGCGCCGCGTGGTGCAGCGCCTGATATATGGCGTCCTGTACCAGCTTCGTTTCCCGCTGGCCCTTGTACTGACTCCAGCAGTGGATCGTTACCGATACGCGGAACCCGAGCACGCCGTCAGTGTCGAATTCCGTCAGCACGTCCTCGCCCAGAGTCACGTAAGGAAAATCTGTGTATGACTCGGGCACATCGTCAAATACGCCGGTAACCAGCGCAGACAGCGTCACGTCAGCGTCAAGTATGGCGAATATCGCCGTTTGCACTTCTAGCGCTGCGCTGCTCATTGGCTGGCCTTCTCGATGGCTACGACGATGCGCTTACGGAACAGCGCGCGGTTCTTCTCAATGGCTGGGCGCAGCCACGGGCGTTCTGCGATCTTCATGGTGCCGAACTCCAGGAAACGGCCGTATTTGACGTCGGTGCCCACGTCCCACAGTAGCGGCCCCTTCTTCTCTGCCGTGATGCTCCCTGCTAGCCGCCCGGTGTCAGACGCTGGCGCCTCGCCCGGCGCAGATGCGGTGTGGCTGCCGTTCCTGCCGGTGTTCTTAAAGACGGCCACAATGTCGTCGCCGTCTTTGATGGTGGTGTACTTATCGGACGTTGTCGAATCGTAAGTATACGTGCGCCCTGATTTGGTGCCGCGCTGTATCGATTTTTTGGCGTCAGCCTCGACGTCGAGGGCGGTCAACGCGATGGCGTCTGCTATCTCCTTGCTCGCCCTCTGGCCGTATGTCTCCAGCGCCCGCACAACCTCTGTCAGGCCCACCACCTCCAGCTTGACGCTAGTCACTCGGCGCCTTCCTCGCACAGTATGCGGCGAACGGCGTCGCCCTCTGCGGGGTTCTTATTCCACCGGACAGTAAACAGCCGCCCCAGGAATAGAAACCGATCATCGACGTTCACGGTCGAGCCGTCCGCATTCTTGAGGTAAAACGCTGTGTCAACCTTCACGTTGAGCCGGGCCAGTTGCTGCACCTCGTTTCCACTCATCGGCACAACGGCGCCGCTGAACGTCGCTACGGTATTCCACACAACGGCGTTACCGCCTGCACCATCCGGCGTGTTGGTTTTCTGCTGGTGGGCGATGGTGTTGTCATTCTTGAACCGGTCGATCAGCTTGGGGCCGACCTCGCGCATCACGTCGTAGATAGTCACGGCTAGGCCCTGATGGTCACGGCGGATATGCCGCCAGTTCCAACTCGCAGCAGTTTGCGTAGTTTGGTTTCAAGTGCCCGGTTAAATTCCTGATCTCGGGC